TTGTTGAGCCTGAACGAATAATAAGTAATGTAAAAGCTATGTGTGAGATAGCTAATACATATCAAAAATTTATGTAATACTTTTAAAATGTTTGAATTTTAGAAACAGATTCATCAAGACTAGGATGTTGAACATCTAAGCAATTTAAATTTTGATAAATAGTAGTATATAAAGAAGCAACTTGAATACCAAGTTCTTTATTATATTCTATATTATCATCATATGAATTAGTACACATGGTTTTTTGTAAACTAGGTAATTTAGCAAGTGTAAGTTGTAAAGCAATTTCTTCTTTAGTCATGTTATCACCACCTTTCTGGTGTTCAGGCTCAAGAGAATTATAACAATACAAAAATAAAAAGAATGTCAAAAGGTGTCGAAGAAAATAAAAATTTGAAAGGAGATGATACAAATGACAAAAAGAGAGCAAAGATTAGTAAGACAAGCTCAAATAAGAGCAATAAAAGCTACATTAAGTTTTGTAGCATTATACAGTTTAAGCTTAGCGGGAATAGTTTATATGTTTATGAAATAAAAAAGGAGAGATGAAGAATGTTTAATGTTTTAGAAAAAATAAAAACAATACTGAGACAAAGCGAGAAGATAAAAAGACAAGAAGACTTAATAAGTGAGCAGAACGATGAATGGGTAGTATTATACACAGAAAATAAAGAATTAAGATTTGAAAATGAAGAATTAAAGTTTAACAAAGACATAGCTGAAAGAAGAAATGTCGAATATGCAAGAATGACAAAAGCTATTGCAGATGAATTAAATACTAATCAATACAACAGTGTTGAAAACTTAACAAATAAAATAAAAAGTATGCTATGTGTCGGCAAACATTTCTAGCATACTAATCAAAAATACTTAAATTAACGCATTCTCTGTAATTATATTAACATAATTTACAGAAAAATGCAAGAAAAGGAGAGAAAAAAGTGGATAAATTTAAAGAAATTAAATACGAAATTAAAAAGTTAAGCGAATGTTTAAACTGTTTAGAAAAAGCTTATAAATGTCTAGTAGATGTAGATGATACAGATGAAATTTATATAGAGATAGTAGAAATTGCTGAAAAAGCAAATGATGTAAAGATGAAAAAAGAAATTGAACTGGAGGGAATGTAATGGAAAATCAAGAGTTAATAGTTGTTAAGCAATTACCTGAGATTGAAGAACATTTAAAGAATGTATCTTTAGAAATAGATAAAAAAGTAAATGAAGCTAGAAGTTTAGTTTGTACAGAAGAGAATAAACAAGCAGTTAAAAATATAAGAGCAGAATTAAAGAAAGAATTAGAACAATTTGAAATACAAAGAAAAGCTGTAAAAGAAAAAGTATTAGCACCATATATGCAATTTGAAGAAGTGTATAAAGAGTGTATTTCAGATAAATTCAGAGAAGCAGATAAAGTTTTAAAAGAAAAAATAGATGCAATAGAAATAGAACAAAAAAAGAGATTAGAAGATGGAGCAAGAGAGTATTTTGAAGAATACATGGCTAGTAAAAATATCGATTTTATAAAATTTGAAAGACTAGGATTAAAAGTAGGTTTAAGTGACAATCCTACAAAATTAAAAAAACAAATAATAGCATTTATAGACAAAATAGTTGATGACTTAAATTTAATTGAAACACAAGAACATAAGGCGGAGATTTTAGTTGAATATAAACAAACATTGAATGTGAGTAATGCTATTACAACAGTTGCAAATAGATTTAGAGCAATTGAAGAAGAAAAGACAAGAATTACATATAACGAACAAAAAGAAATAAAACAAACGAATACAGAAATTGAACAACAAAAAGCATTTGATAGAGAAATGCAAGATACACAAATAAATCAAAAAACATACACAATAACATTTAAAGTTACAGGGACAGCACCAAGACTAAAACAATTAAAAGATTATTTGATAAGGGAGGGATTCCAATATGAGTAATGAATTAGCAGTAGTTTATAAGGTCGATGACCAAGAAATAAAATTAACACCTAAGATTGTACAAAACTATTTAGTAGGAACAACAGCACAAATTACAATGCCAGAGTTTAAGTTATTTACAGAATTGTGCAAAGTAAGAAAGTTAAATCCATTTTTAAGAGAAGCATATTTAATAAAATATTCAAATGATCAACCGGCTTCAATAGTAGTTGGAAAAGATGCAATATTAAAAAGAGCAGTATTAAATGTTAAATATGATGGAATGAAATCTGGAATTATAGTTGTAAATAACAAAGGCGAAGTTACAGAAAGAAAAGGCACATTCAAGCTTGAAAATGAAACGTTAGTTGGTGGCTGGGCAGAAGTATTCAGAAAAGATTGGAACAACAGCATTTACTGTAGTGTTTCTTTAAATGAAGCTATTCAAAAGAAAGGCGATGGAGAACCAAATAGAAATTGGTCAAAACAGCCTGCAACGATGATTGAAAAAGTGGCAAAAGTTAGAGCTTTGAGAGAGGCTTTTGTTGAAGATTTAGGCGGAATGTATGAAGCTGAAGAAATGAATATGGAACTTCCTGATGAAGAAATAAAACCAGTAATAGAAGAACCAATTAACGAAAAGAAAGATGATCCATTCGATGTAATCGAAAATGGAGGAGAACAAGAATAAGTAGGTGGTTAAATGAAAACTACAGGACAAATAACAGATATAAATATAGATTTTAAGACACGAAAACCAAAAATAAGCATTTTATTAAATACAAATGAAATAAGTGTTATAGAAGAACTAAAAAGCGAAAATAAACTAAATTTAGAATTAACGAAGTATAGAGAAAAAAGAAGTTTAGATGCAAATGCGTATATGTGGTTATTAATTTCTAAACTACAAGAAAAGTTGGACATAACTAAAGAAGAAATATACAAAGATGCAATTAAAAATATAGGAGTATATGAAGTAATACCAGTAAAAAATGAAGCAGTAGAAAGATTTGTACAAGCTTGGAAACATAACGGAATTGGTTGGGTATGTGAGACAACAAAAAGTAAATTAGAAGGATTTACGAATGTTTTAGCTTATTATGGTAGTTCTACTTATAACACTAAAGAAATGAGCAGATTAATAGAATTAATAGTACAAGAATGTAATCAGTTAAACATAGAAACAAAAAGTAAAAATGAAATAGATAGTTTATTAGAACAGTGGGATATTGGCACTAATAGAAGTTAATAAAAAGTGTAAGTAAGGAAATTAATTTATTAGTGCCATAAGGCCTCTTAAAAAGGAAAAATTATGATAGTGACAGATTTAAGTAATAGTTTTAATCCTTGCCCGAAAAACACAATAAAAAAAGAAAAGGTTAAAACAAGGATTAAGCAAAAAAGTAATAAGTTAGCAAAGAAAGAAAAAGATAGATTTAGTATTTTGCAAAAAGAAGATGGTAAATGTTTTGTATGTAAAAGAAAATTTAAAGAATTAGATAAGCATGAAGCTTTTGGTGGCTCAAATAGACAAAAAAGTATTGAACATGGATTAGTATATTACCTTTGTAGAAAATGTCATCAAAAAGCTGATTTGGATAAAAATACGAGGCAAGATTTACATGATTATGCAAGAGAAAAATTTGTAGAGATACATAGTGAAGAAATATTTCTAAAAGAGTTTGAAAAAAATACATTAAAAATTAAGAAGGGTGGGAGATATGGACAAGTCGTGGATAAAACTATATAGGAACTTACTATATTCTCCCATTTTTGAAAATGAGAAGGGCTTGAAAATTTGGATATGGTGCTTATTAAAAGCTACACATATAGATAGAAATCAGTTAGTAGGACAACAAATAGTAGAGCTAAAAAAAGGGCAATTTGTGTTTGGTAGAAAAAAAGCATCTGAAGAACTAAAAATGACAGAAAGCGTTATTTATAAATATATAAAATTATTAGAAAAACTAGAAATGATTTCTATGAAGAGTAACAACAAATTTTCAGTCGTAACCGTTAAAAAATGGGAAGATTATCAATTGGAAGATTTAAAAAGTAACAACAAAGTAACAACAACTTTTTCAAAAAGTAACAGCGAAAATCGGAAAATTAGAACAACAAAGTAACAGCAGTTTTAACTTAGATTTCAATACTTTGCAAGAAATTGAAAACAGCAACAGTAACAACAAAAAAACAACAAAGGAACAACAAAGTAACACAAACAAGAATGTAAAGAATATTTATTTATATTTATTAAATAAATATAAAGCAGAAAATCGAAACAATTTTGATGAATATATGAAAAAAATAAGAGAATTAAAGAAAGATGATAAATGGAATGAACTTACTAGAGAAGAACAGCAAAAATTAATAAGTGAGGTTTAAGGAGTGAAATAAATGATAACACATTTTTTATGGAAAGATCTTATAAAAGCAGATTTAGTCGAGGAAGTAGAGGGATAGAGTATGGAAAAAGAATTAATAGATTATATAGAAAAATTAGAAGTAAAGTGTACTGAAGAATATAACATAATAAAAGCAAAAGCCTATAATGTCAGAATAGAAGAAAATTATGCAATACAGTTAAGAGATGAATTTAATAAAAATGCTGGAAAATATGAAATAGTTGCTCAAATAAAAAGAAAAATATTAGATTTATTAGAGAAAGGAGCAGAAGAATGAAAATAGAAGAATATATACAAGATTTAATTAAAGCAGGTTTAGTAATAAAGGAGTGAATAAGATATGGGACAAAGATTAATTGATAAAAGAGTAACAACTTTCGATGGACATAGTGGAATAGTAATAAAACATTTTAAACCAACAGGAAGAAATATAACAGTACATATAAAACAAGATGATAGGCAAATATGGTATTGCCCTGAAAACGATATTATAGATGTAAAGGAGTGACATATAGTAATGGAAAAAATAAGAGATTGGAAAGAACTATCAAAAGTAAAGCCAAACGATAAGTATAAAATTGTAGTGGATACAGATATGGGTAGTGGTTGGATAAAACCGATAACTGAAACTGAGGAAACAGAAAAAAATTATTTTGAACATCATATGTACTTGTCTACACATACGTTTTACGGAAAATCGTATAAGTATTACACAAGAAAGCTACAAGAATTTGGGTTTGATATAGAACTAGTAACTTGGGACTAGGAGGTGTTTTAAGTGAAAGAAAATAGCGAGATAACAAAAGAAGAATATATATTAACTAATTTACACCCAGATGATAGAGGTTATTATATAAGATTAAAAGATAACAAAGAATATCCACTGTATTATAGAAAACCAAGAGGGCAAAAATTATATTATTACATAAAAAAAGATAATCAAGAAATAAAACTTGATAAAGAAGTAAAAAAATGGGTTTTATCAAGTATAAGAGAATATGAAAGGTATGGAATTTAGGTGAAAGAAAATAGTATAGAAGAAGATATAAAAATATTGAAAGAATTAGGGCAAAAATATTATAAAAATGGAGAAATAAAAATAAAAGCCTTAAGTGGAGCAAAATATATTTGGGCATTACAAAACCTTTTATCAGATTATAAAAGAGTATTAAAAGAGAATGAAGAGAAAAATAAAATAAAAGAACAAAAAGAATGTACTTTTAGAGAATACGGAGCAGAAGAAGGTTTATGGTATTGTAGTAATTGCTATGATGAATGGCTATTTTATGAAGGAACGCCAGAGGAAAATAACTTAAAATATTGTCCACATTGTGGTGCTAAAGTAATTAAATACGAAAGTTATATAGAAACAGAAATTGAGATAGCAAATAAAATGGTAAAAGATTATTTAAAAGAAAGTGAGGAATAAATGAACGAGGAAGAAAAGAAAGTCAAGTTAAAGTAAATAAAGTATACGACATATTAGATAATTTTAAAGACGAATTAATAAGAGAAAAAATAAAAAATAGGAGGTACAAATGAGATTAAGCAAAGAAGATTATAAAAAAGCAGAAGGATGTTTAAGAAGATATAATTATAATTGTATTACTATAATGAATATAAGAGCAGATATAATGAGTGTAAGAATACCAAGCAGTGATGGAATGCCAAAAGCACCATACAATATATCAGATTCTGTATATAATCAATACATAAAGTTACAAGAAGATAAAGAATTACAAATAGCTTTAAAAGAATATAAAGCAGTTAGACAAGCCTTAGAGTTAGTAAATGAAGATTGTAAAGATATATTTGATAATTATTATTTAAAGCAAAAAACAAGATGGGAAACAATAGACAGACTAGGACTTTCTGAAAGGACTTTTGTAAGAAGAAAAGGAGAATTAATACATACTGTAGAAAAAGAATTAAAAAAGTTGGCGTGAAATTGGCGTAATTTTTAAAAAATAAGTGATATAATTAGTACAAGTTAAAAAGTAACACATTTCCCAAAAGAGTTAGTTATATATGTATAGCTAGCTCTTTTATTATACTTATGTAGTGTTATATATAACGAAAGAGGTGTTGTTATGAGTATACAAGAAAAAATACAAGAACATGTAAAAGAGAAGTGTAGATATTGTTTAAAAGAAGATTGCGACGGAATACATATTAATACAAATAATGAAGCAACATGTGAAAGAACGCGAGGAATAGAGTATGATACAATGTTTAATAAATAATAAGATATGCTCAAATGCAAACAAAAGATGTAAAAACTGTGTATTGGATGAATGTAAAGAAGTGATAAATATGAATGAAGAAATACAAAAGTATGAAGATATAGAAAACATGAGAAGATTAAAGAAAGAATTACCAGAGCAGTGTAAAAACTGTTCTTTTTTAGAGATTATAAACTTACGAGAGAGCAAAGTATTTTGTCCTTACATGATTAAAGAAAAGTGCTTGATTAAATGAATTTCTTATGACATTATTCGTGAAATAGTAGATAAATATTCTGAGGTAAAAGATGAAAATAAATAAATTACATATTGAATCAATAAATATAAATAATTTAGTGCCATATCAAAACAATGCAAAGAAACATCCACAAAAGCAAATAGATAAAATTAAGAAGTCTATTGAAGAATTTGGCTTCAATGACCCGATAGCAGTAGACGAAAATAATATGATAATAGAGGGGCATGGAAGGTATGAAGCATTAAAACAACTAGGATATGAAAATGTAGGATGTATAAGATTAAATAATTTATCAGAAGAGCAGAAAAAAGCATACATATTAGTTCATAATAAGTTGAATATGGATACTGGATTTGATACCAAATTACTGAATGAAGAGTTGTTTAATATAGATAATATAGATATGTCCGATTTTGATTTTAAAATAGATCTTGACGATATTTTTAAAGAAAACGAAAGACACAGAACAAACGACACATACAATCTAGAAATAATGGACAATGAAAATGTATCAGATTTTTGGCAAATGCCTATAATAAAAAATGATAATTTTATACCAAGTAAACTAATTGGATTTAACTATGCTAAAACAAGCAAAGAAAAGAATGTAGGAATACATTTCTATTTAGATGATTACCAATTTGAAAGATTATGGAACAAGCCAGAAGATTACGTTGATATATTAAAGCAATATGAATGTATATTAAGTCCTGATTTTAGTTTATATATGGATATGCCAATGCCTATGAAGATATGGAATATATACAGAAGTAGACTAATAGGGCAATATTATCAAAGTCAAGGAATAAAAGTAATACCTACATTGAGTTGGGCAGAGCCTGAGACATTCCAATTTTGCTTTGAGGGAATACCACAGGGAAGCATAGTAAGTATATCAACAATAGGAGTTAAAAAGAATAAAGAAGCATTAAAAATATGGAAACAAGGAGTAGATGAGCTTATAAAAAGAATTAAGCCATCTACTATTTTAATATATGGTGGAAAATTGGATTATGACTATGGAGACATAGAAGTAATCTATTATGAAAATGAAGTAACAGAAAGGATGATTAAAAATGGGAGGACGAGGAGCAAGTAGTGGAAATTTAGGAGGCAAATCTACAACAGATGGAAAATTTACAGTAGGAAACACATATACATTGTATGATGAAAATTCAGGAATTGACCATGACTTTGTTGTAACTAGCATAACAAAAACAGCAATTAAAGGGAAACTGACCGATAGAATAGGAGATTTTGGAAGAGATTATAGAAGAGGCAAAGAAATTGAATATTCAAAAGGTTCTATTGCATATAATAAGGCTAAATTGATAAAAGAAAGCGATAAAAATGCAACAGCAAGAGGAAATAAAGAAAGAAAAGAAATAAGCAAAATGAGAAATGCATTAGATAAAGCAGGAATAAAATATCCAGCAGGTTCAGGATTGGAAAATTTAAGGTATAGATATAATTCGGCAAAGAAATTAGGAAAGATAAAATAAGGAGTACAAACTCAATAAGAAGATTTAGTAAAATGGATCCTGAAGAAGCGTTTTCAGAATACTATAAACTAGAAAATTATTATTACAAAGATATATTAAAAGTAAATGCAAGAGAGACATCGAGAAGCATTTTTAGAGGACAACTAAATAAAAACTTTAGTAAGTTAAAAACAGAAGAGATAAGAAAAACATATCAAGCATTACAAGAAAAAATAAAAAGTACAATAAAACAACAAAAGAAAGAAAAAATACAAAGAGAAAAAAGACTAAAAGAACAAGAAAAATTCTATAAAAAATATGGAAGAAATGCAATAAAAGCAAAATATGACGGATTTGATAGGGAAGGTAATAGAATAAAAGTAGGAGATATCATAAAAAGAACAGATAAAGGTTGGGAAAAATGGAAAAGTAAGTAGGTGATAATTAATGACGAATATACAAAATTTAATAAAGAATGAAGATTTAACGCCGGAACAACGCCGAAAAAATGCAAGTAAAGCAGGAAAAGCAAGTGCAAAGAAAAGAAGACAAAATAAAACATTTAAAGAAATAATAACTAGGTTTTTAGATGGACAAGTATCAGATGAAAGATTAAAACAACAGATGATAGAATTTGGATTTGCAGACAAAGAGGTAAGTAATAAAAGTTGTGCAGTATTTGCATTATGGAGAGAAGCGATAAAAGGTAATACGAAAGCATTTGAATTGTTAAGAGATACAATAGGGGAAAAACCAATAGAACAAATACAAAACATAAATCCACCAGTAATAAATATAGAAAGGCCAAAAGATGATTAATCCGTACAATATAATAGCAAAGCACTTTTGGGATTTACTTGATGATTGCTTGGCAAATAAACATACTCATTACTGGTTAAAACGGAGGAAGAGGAAGTACAAAATCTAGTTATATTGGAATAGCAATTCCGTTAATGATGATGATAGATGCACAAAACGGAATATATTCAAATGCAGTAGCAATGAGAAAAGTAGGAGACACACTAGCAGATAGTATATATACTCAAATATTATGGGGAATAGAACAATTAGTAGTATCAGAATATTGGGAGGCAAAAGTAAGCCCCCTAAGACTGACATATAAGCCAACAGGACAACAAATACTATTTAGAAGTTGTAACAATAAAGATGATTACAGAAAAATTAAATCAACAAAATTTAAAAAAGGTTTTTGCAAATATCTTTGGTTTGAAGAACTAGATGAGTTCTTTGGTATGGAAGAAATAAGAAGTATAATACAATCATTACTTCGTGGTCGGAAATGGCTACGAAGTTTTTTATTCTTACAATCCACCTAAAATGTTAGCAAGTTGGGTAAATGCAGAAGTAATAGTTGTAAGACCAGATAGACTTGTACATAGTTCTACATATTTAGATGTGCCAGTTGAATGGCTAGGAGAACAGTTCTTAATAGAAGCAGAGGAACTAAGAAAGACAAATGAATTAGCATATAGAAATGAGTATTTAGGAGAACCAACTGGAACTGGAGGAGCGGTATTTACAAATATAACATTAAGAAAAATAACAGATGAAGAAATATCTCGCTTTGATAATATAGCAGATGGTATAGATTTTGGATATGCGGTAGACCCGGCTTGTTATGGCCAAAATCATTTAGATAAAACAAGAAGAAAACTATATATATTTAATGAGATTTACAAAGTAGGTATATCAAATAAAAAATTACATGATGAAATAATAAAAGTAAAAATTGGAAGAAGTGAAATTACGGCGGATAGTGCAGAACCAAAAAGTATTGATGAAATGAATAGTTATAGTGGACTGCGAATAGTAGGAGCTAAGAAAGGACCTGACAGCATTGATTTTGGTGTTAGATGGTTACAAAATTTAGTTGAAATAATAATAGACCCTGAGAGATGCCCTAATACCGCAAGAGAATTTAGTACATATGAATACGAAAAAGATAAATATGGCAATTTTAAAAGCAAATATCCAGATGCTAATAATCATAGTATTGATATGACGAGATATAGTAGAGAAAAAGAATATAATTTTAAGAAATTACAATTTGGATATAACAGTATAATGTAAAGGAGAAAAACAATGAGTTTTGTAGAAAAAATACAATATAAAGATGAGTTTTTAAATGAAGCAAATATAAATCAAAATATAAGTGTGTTATGGGGAAAAGCATTGCCAATATTTATGCATAGAAAATATTTGCAAGATAGATTTACAAGAAAATATGATCAAAAGGATGTTGTTGTTGCACTTGAATATTATATAAGTATTATTGCAAGTGGATATTTTGGAGGAAAAGAACCTCAGTTTAAAGTAAAAAATATAAATGAAACTCAAAAAGGGATTTTAAATAGAATATTTAAAAGAATATTTGGAGAAAAGAATGATCCAGAGGACTATCAAGCTATTATTGATTATATTGCAAAATATAATGACAATGGTAGCTTTTTTTATGACTGTGTACTTGATTATATTACTACAGGAGCATGCTATGGATTGGTATATGAAAACAAATATAATGAAGAGGTATATGCAAATGTTTCAAGTATAAATACAGTAGCAATATGGAATTATGACGTACCAAGTACAAAAATAGGCTTATTAAGATGTTGGTATGAAAATACAGCTACAGGTGGAATTGAAACACATTTAGAAATAATAACCAAAGATTACAAAAAACAATTTGTGGATGGTATAGAAAAGAAAACAATTACTGAAAATGCTGAATATAAGTTTGAAGAAGTAGACGGTACTAATACACCAATAATGTGGACTGATTTACCTTGTTTTGCTGTAGAAAATCCTTATGGAATGGCTTTTTTTGAAAATGTTATGACTTTAATAAATAAAAATGAAAAAGTAATTGAAAATAATGCAAATATTTTTGATTATAATGATAATGCTAAATTGAAAGTAACAGGATTTTCTCCAATGAATGATCCGTTAATACCACTTTTGAATGATAAAGGAGAAGAGCAAAAAGATAAAGAAGGAAATGTAATAATGACCAAGAATCCTGCAAGAATACAAGAAGATGATGCTATATTAAATGCAAAGGTATTCTATACGCCAGATAAAGATGGAGACATTGATTGGATTATAAAAGATATAAATGACACTGCATCAGAAAATCATAAAAAGACGTGCTTAGATATGGCTCTTATGATTGCTGGTGTTCCAAACGTAACTGATCAAGGCTTTACTAATGCAGATAATGCTGCAGCTTTAGAAAAAAAGTTCTTTCCTTTAGAACAAGTGCTACAGCAAGCACATCATTTGTTTAGAAAAGAATATTTAAGAATGTGGGAGATGCTAACAGCAAGAATTAACTTGAAAAAAGGCAAAGAATATGATTTTAGAGATATTGATGTCATTTTAATACGTAATTTGCCAACAGATACTGAAAGTCTTACAACTGCTTGGTTAAAATTAAGAGGATTGGTAAGCGATAAATCAATTATAAGTCATTTACCATTTGGATTAGACGCAGAATCAGAACTTGCAGAAATGGATAAACAAAATGAAGAGAATATTCAAAAGAATTTACAACAAATGCAAATAATGGGACAAACAGGAGTAGAGCAAGATAACAAAGAAGACAAACAGGACGATAAAGTAACAGATTTGACAGATACACAAAAAGCACAAAAACTAACAGCAGACAATAAGAAAGAGCAAACAAAAGTTGGTAATAAGCAAATCAATAAAGAATAGAGGTGTTTTATATGTGGAAAGTACATGATAATTATATAAGACAGTTAAAACAACTATATAATAAAACATCAAAACAAACACAGAACAGACTTCAAGAAATCTTTGATACATTTAATTTTACAACCGAAAACATCTATAATATTGCTGATAATAAAACTAAAAAAAGAATAAATACATATATAGAGCAATGGAAAGAACAAGGATTATTAAAGAATAACAACTATTTTACTGTATTAGCAAACAATATTTATAAAAGAACAAGAGTAAAAAATAGTGAAATATTAGAATTATTAATTTATATTGCATATATAGAAGAACAAAACAAACTTGAAGAACAAGAAAAACAGATAATGTATGAAGATGCCAATTATTACTATAAACAAGGACAACAAGAAGTAAATAAAAAGAAAAAGCCATCAATATTAGCGATGGCTTTATTTCTTGCATTATTAAACCAACCAAATTATAGTGGCTTTAATTGGAAACAGTACATTGAAGCAACAATGCAGTATAATACACAACAAATATACAAACAAGCAATTCTAAATATGCAACAACAAAAAGACCTAGAAATCGATTCTAGTGAGTTTCAAACAATAATAAATAGACAAAATAATCAAAAACTTAATATAAATAATGATAAGATATCAGGTGCAGCAGATTTGCAAATGATTGGATTAAATAATCTAGCAAAGGTAGAAGGAATAAAAGAAGTAACGGAAGATAATTCAAAAGTTAGATTTATTGCAGTAGAAGATGATAAAACAACATTAATGTGTAATAGTTTAAATAATCAAGAGTTTTATATTAACAAAGAAAATGTATTTGATAGATATTATGGAGAAAATCAGAAAGAACTGAAATTACAAAAGATTAGGTGCAAAGGATTAGTATTAGGATTAAATTTACCACCTATTCAACATCACTTTCATTTTTGCCGTTCAACTATTGTATATAATAGTAATTATAAGAGCAAAGACTTTAAAAATGGAAATGTTTTGGGAGAAGAACAATACAAATCATTAAAACAGTATCTAAAAAGTATGTCTTATAAAATTAACTCAAAATTATATAATAATGAAAAATTATCAGAAGAAGATAAGGAATATATACAAAATTTAGATAATGCATTAAAAGGAATGCCAATATATAAAGGTTGGGTTAAAAGATGTGTTTATGTAAGAGATAGCGAAGATGTCTCAAATATATTGTCTATATTCAATAATGAACAAAAAATAGGACACTGGAATAGTTACATATCTTCAGCGTTAGGTGTATATGATATAAATTTTAAAATGATAATGAAAATAAAGTCTAAGACTGGAAGAAACCTATCTACATTGAATGATGAAGGTGGAGGAGAAATACTATTTATGAGAAATACAGATTTTCAACTAATTGACATAAAAAATAAAAATGGTATAATATATGTTAAATTGGAGGAATTATAGTATGGAAAAGCAAGATAGAAAAATAGAATTAACTAAACAAGAAAAAGTAAGTAGTTTAGAAGCAAAATTTTGGAACGATAAACAAGAAATAGATAAAAATACACCACTTATGAAGAAAATTGAAAAAATATGTAAAAATATAGATTTTAATAATTAAAGACAGCACTTACTTTAAAAAGTAGGTGCTTTTATTATGGAAGGAAGGTGTGAAATATGCAGGAACCATTAATACCAACAGGGAAAGAAAACGTAAAGAAATCTATTATAGCAATAGGTCAAGAGCTAATAAAGAGGGCAGATGATATAACAAATGATTTAAAATTTGTTGCTAATATTGAAATTTATGCGAAATTAACACCAGATGAAATAACTAACTTTGATATAAAGAAAAATTATATGGCAACATATGAAGATAAGGAGGAAAAATAATATGTGGTTATTAGTTTTAATATTAAGCATTAAATTACAAATGCCGATTTGGTATTGGATTATATTTACTATAATTACAATATTTAGACCATTTGTAAGTTTATTTTGTTCAATAATAGAAGATGAAATAACAAAAACAGCAAATGAAATTGATATGACAGATAAGAGATTAAAAGATACAATGGAGTGTTCAATCAATAAATAAGTTATTAATATTTTATAATTATAAATTTTAGACGTAGACGTACGTCTATTTTTTATGCCTTTTTACTGGAGCAGGCTATAAAGAACAACAGAATACAAATTCGCAATGGCTGGGGCTTTTAGCAATGGCTGGGGCAAAAGGAGTAAAGAATGGAAGGACAAGATAATAATCCAAATAATGCTAATACTGGGGCAAATAATGAATCAGTGGGAGCAAATAACCAGAACAATACAGGAGCAAACAACAATCCTGTTACATTTGATGATTTTCTGAAAGATGGAAAGAATCAAGCAGAATTTGACAAAAGAGTTCAAAAAGCTATAAACACAGCAAAAACAAACTGGGAAGAAATGATGAACAGTGAAAAAAGTGAAGCTGAAAAGTTAGCAAAAATGAACAAAGAGCAAAAACTTGAATATCAAGCACAAAAAGAAAGAACAGACAAAGAAAAAGCACTTGCAGAATTAAATGCTTATAAATTAAAAGAACAAGCAACAAAAATAGCAAGTGAAAAAGGATTGGATATATCTTTATTGACTTTCTTTAATTTTGAAACAGTTAAGGCAGAAGAAATTAATTCAAAAATAGAAGAAGTTTCAAATGCTTTTAATAAAGCTGTTGAAAAAACTGTAAATGAAAGATTAAAAGAAGATACTCCAATACAAAAAACAGGTATTGATAATACAAAAAGCAAATCAATAGCTAGATCAAGTTATTAAAAAATAGGAGGAATAAAAAATGGGAGAAATTACACAAGAAGCATTAAACATAATGCTACAAGATGGTAAAACAAAAGATAATTTAAAACAAGTATTAAGTGGAGTTCTAGAAAATGTTGCATCAAGAGCAATATCAGAACAAATCAAAGCAAAAAATGGTTCAGGAAATCCAGAAGGTGGAGTAATTGAATACAAAAGATTTGTAAATGCAGAATTAAAAGACAAAGGTACTGCAAGAGCAGCTGGTAAAGGAGATAAAGTAAAATCTAAACCAGTAAAAGTTGTTATAGATACTGATAAAGAAATTGTAGAAGAACTACAAGGAAAAGACGTAAAACTTTATGGTATTGATGGTATGGCTGAAAAAAGAAAAGTAAATCATCAATCAGCTATTATAAGATACTTAGATAGAGAATTTTTTGCCAAAGTATTAGAAGGAACAGAAGTACAAGCAAAAGACAATATTCAAGATACAATTGATACTTTGTTACAAAAAGCAAGAACATTAAGAAATGATTTTATTGATGGAATAGAATCAGATTTATTAGTAATTGTTGTTGATAGCGAATACAGAAAAGGAATGAAAAAAATTCTTGACGATTTACCAAACGGAACAGATCCAAAGGAACAAGCAATTGGTATGTATGATTCTGTTAGAGTTTATGAAGCAACAAGATTACCAGAAGGTGTAAAAGCTGTTGTAATGATGGATGGAGCTATAGCTCAACCATTCTATGTATCAGAATATGGAGCAGAAAAAGTACCATTCGATGATGCTGTAGCATTAGAAGATTTCTTATATAAAGGAACAAAAGCATTAATGGAAGATACTATATTCTATGTAACAGATGCTAAACTTACAAAATTAACTGTAGAATCAGAAGCAGGAACATCAACAGGAAAAACAAAAATAACTGTTACACCATCACTATCTACAGGAAACAGTTATAAATATAAAACAGCAGCTAATCCAACAATGCCAGAATATGATGCTGTATGCACATCTGGATATACAACTTGGAATGGAACAGATGAAATAACAGCAACAACAGGTCAAAAAATAATTATTGTTGAAGTTAATTCAGAGAATAAAGCAAAAAAAGCAGGAATGACAACAATTACTTCAATGGCTTAGAAAAAAATAGGAGGCAATAGAAAATGGACGATAATATAGATAAAATAATAGCTGATTTAGGAGCTAATTATAAAGATGACAAAAATGTATTAAAAGAAATATTAGAGGAAGTAAATTCTATTGCCTCTGATATTTCTAATAGGCAAAAAGATGATGAGAAGTTATTTCCATATATTAAGAAAGCAACAAAAGCAATATATCTTTCAAGGGGAGCAGAAGGCTTAACAAGTCGTAATGAAGGTTCTATTTCAACATCATTTGAAGATATAATAGATAAATTAAGAAATGACATTATAAAATCTGGTTTGAGGAGGATTAAATAATGCTATTACGAGATTTAACAAAAGTATATATATCCGAATATGAAGAAATAGAAGACCACGGAGAATCAGATAAAGTATGGAAATATAAAGGACAGGCTTGGCTAAATATGCAACAAGATGTCAACGAGTTAGATAGAAAGTCTACTGGTGAAGTGGATTATAGTACATATAAAGGTCGTACGACAAGAGATTATGATATACAAAAAGGCAATGGAATATCATTTGAAGATGTCTCAAAATTAGAGGAGTTTAAACCTCAATATAAGATAACTGACAAAAACAAAATTGGAAGTACTTATGTATATATATGTGAGAAGGTGCAAGAATGATAAATTTTAATTGTAATATAAAAGTAAAACATAATTTCAAGAATGTAAATGCTATAATTCAAAAATTGCCACAAACTGCAAACGACATAACAGAAGATATTCTAAAAAACATTAGAGGTTGTGCAATAAGATTAGAAAAAGGTCATAAAGAAGATGGTATTATCGTTGAGATGGTTGATATGTCAACGAAAACAGTTAAAGGCAGGGTTTATGCAGACCCTGCTAAATTTATGACTGAAAATGGACAATCATATTTATGGTTTGAATATTTCGGAACAGGTCAATATGCTGAAAAAGAACATATTGGTAAGACAAAACACTTTTTGGAAACAGGTTACACTGAGTGGTATATACCCGTACATAAAGTAGGTAGATCTTTGAATTTTCCAATCACAACAATAGGAAATACTCAATTCTATGTAGCGGTTGGTTCAAGGGCAAATCACTTTTTAGGCGATGCTGAATTTAAAACCAGAAATGAAAATACAGAAATTGTCAAGAAGAAACTAGATGAAATGCTGAAGGAGGTATGTAAGTAATGAAAGATTTAAGTATAAAAGAGTTTAGTGATTTAGTATATGAAAAGCTAGAACCATTGAAATATAAACAAATACTAACAAATCCAACAACAACGAGTAAGTTTCCTTGCTTGGAATTGCACACAGCTTTAAAATCAGTAAATTTAACTGAAAACGGTTTTCCAATCAAATCTACGTTTCAAATATCAATAACTTGTTGGAATGAAAAACAACGCCAAGCAATGCAAATGACAGATGAAGTTGATACAAAACTTCAAAAATACAATTTTATAAGGACAAATACCAGTCCTGCAGTATATGAACAAATACTGCAAAAATACGGTATAACAATAACTTTTGAGGTTCGTTTTAATTCAATAACGGCCTCTTTTAATTTGAAATAAAAAAGGAGGATTTTAAAATGGCAGGAGATACACCAAAAACAACAACACCGCAAGTTGCTATGAAAGCAAAAGTGTCTTATGCAACAACACTAACAGGAGAAAAAACAGATATAGGTTATGTACAAAAAGTGGGACAATTAAAAACTTTAAAAGAGGGACAAACATATAGTGCATTAGATTTAGAAGAAGAAAGAATGGCTAAAGGAAAAAGAAAAGCAGAAACTGTTGATATAGAAATGATGTTTATACAAGAAACACATAAAGCTATTCAAGCTATAGCTGATGCAGACACAACAATATTCTTATTTTTAGAATATCCAGAGACAACAGCATCAGTTGCTAACAAACCATTAGTTCAATCAGTAAAATGCACTGTCGATATAGCAGGACAAGAAATGAATGATGGAGACTTTATAAAAGACACAATGAGAGTATATAAAGAGTCAAAAGTAGTAGAAACAGACGGATATCCTATTGAAGGAGATTTAACAAAATTTTAATTTAGGAGAAGGCATAAGCCTTCTCTCTTTTGCAAAGGAGAGAAAATAAATGATAATAGAAACGAAAAATAAAACAATTAATTTAGTACTAAAAACAAGAAAAATAGTAGATATAGCTAATCTACTTAAGAATAAAAATTTTGAAGAAGCTTTTATTAAAGCATATTCTATATTAAACATGGAAGCTTTATCAAAGATAATATTTAAAATAGCAGAATTAGAAAATGGAGAAAGTGCATTTATAAATAGTGATGAAGTTTATGATTTTATAGATGAATGTAGAAAAGAAGGAATGACAATTAAAAATTTATATGAAAAGATTGCAGAGGCATTGAATGATGAGGGTTTTTTCAAAAAGAAAATGACAAAGAAAGAGTTGAAAGAAATAACAACAAATCCTTTATCTACACTAAACTTAGACAAGATTGTAGAGAAATCTGCAGAAAACGTAGTAGGCAAGATAATAGAACAAGAGTTTTAAAGTTAAAAGGATTAAACGATATAATACAAAATATAAAAGACACTAACAATTTAATAGACTTAATATATGCGATAGAATCACTTGCGTATTATTTCGATATGAAGCCGTCCGAATTTTGGAATAGCAGATATTCAGAAATAAATATTTACTGTCAAACTCACTTAGTTAAAATTTTTGACGATTTGAGAAGAGAAATAGATTTACAAGAAGCGGTGACTAATAAATTAATCGCAGGCGATTGTATGAATCAGAATGCAGAAATAATAATGATTAGAGATAATTACAAAGAATTATTTGAAGATAAACAAGAGCAAACATTAGAAGATCAAAGAAGATTATTTAAAGGATAAAAATGTCGAAAAATGTCAATAATTTAATATTGATTTATTCGACTTCGTTCGATATAATTCTTAATATATTGAACGAAAGGAGAATCAATTATGGCACATTTTGAAAGGAAAAAGATGAGCAAACACGCATCAGGAAACAATAATAAAAAAATCGTAATAGCAATAATTGTAATAGTTATAATTGCAAGTATAGGAATTTGTTTATATTTAGTTAATCAAAACAATAACAGAAGTAATATAAGTAGTTCAACGGAAGTACTTCAAAATAAATCAAAAACAGCTGAAGAGATAATAAGCAAAATGAAAGAAAAAAATACAAACATAGGTAAAGTAGTAATTTATAACTCTGAAACAGATCTAAACAAACTACTAGGAAGACCAGGACAATATACTTCTAAAATTACTTTTGAAGACAAAAGAATAAAACAAACAAATGCAAATTTAGATAAAGAATTATCTACAGAAGAGGAAATAAATGAACCTGTAGGAGGAACTATTGAAGTATTTGAAAACGAAAATGACATGAAGAATAGAAAAAACTATATAGAAGGACTTTCTACAACAGCTATGTTTTCTCAATATATTTATATTAAAAGAGATGCTTTATTAAGAATTGATGGAGATTTAACACCGGAACAAGCAAGAGAATATGAAACGTTATTTAATGAAATTGTAAAATAAATAAAATGAAAATTATTAAAAAACCAAATATATATACTCAAGATTTAAAAGAAGAGCAATATCAGATGAGTATGTAAAACCAAACGTCAGATCAATTCTGACGTTTTTTGTTGTAAAAACGTAAAACTTTAACAAGAAAGGGGGAAGTGTAATGACAGCAGAAGAAATTGAAATAATTGTAACTGCAAAGATTGAAGAAGCATTAAAGGAATTAAATAAAATAGTACCTGCAACAAAAGAAAAAATGAAACAAGTTCAAGAAACTCTTTCAAAAGCAGATACAAAAGCAATGACAATCAAATTACACCAAGCAGTTAATTTTATGAAAAAGAAAATGCTTGATTTAAAGAAGAGTTCTGAAAACAATAAAATAGCAATTAAAGTTAATAATAAAGATGCACAAAAGCAAATATCTCAAATACAAAAACAAATAGATAGTTTACAAGAAAAAATAAATGCCCGACAACTGAAATTAAATGTGATAAATCCACAAATAGATAAAATAGTAGATGATACTAAAAGAAGAGTAACTCCAGAAGGAATAAATCCTAATGATAAAGTAATGGATACAATAGTTAATAATGCATTGAAATCAAACAAAGATTTTACATCATTAAATAGTCAAGCACAAAAGTTATATACAGAAATAGAAATGTATAATAAACAACTAAGTGAAGCAAAAAATAGAATGACACAATTAAATCAAGAAACAAATAAGACAGCAACTACTCAAAACAAATTGAGTAGTTTTTTTAGTAATTTCAAACAAAAAATAGGAACAGCATTTAAGCAGATGCCAAAGACAGGACAAAATATTACAAGAAGTTTAAGAGGAATGGGAAGTTCATTAAAAGCGGGTTTAGGGCAAATATTTAAAATCGCAGGAGCTCTGTTTGGTTTACAAACAATATATTCAACTTTGAGAAGTGCAGCAAGCACGTGGTTATCTAGTCAAAATTCACAAGCAAAACAATTAAGTGCCAACATAGATTACATGAAATACGCTCTAGGTTCAACTTTAGCACCGGTTATACAATACATAGTTAATCTTGTATATCAAGCGTTAAAAGGGGTTCAATCTTTGATTTATGCGCTCACAGGAGTTAATATATTTGCTAATGCAAGTGCAAAAGCATATTCAAATATGGCCAATAGTGCTAAAAGTGCAGGAAAAGCAACTAAAGCACTAAATCCGGGTGATATTGATGAAGTTCATAACATACAAGACGATAATTCGGGATCAGGAGGAAATGGTGGAGCAGGTAGTGTAATGCCAAATATTGATTTAGGACAAGTAGATACTAAATTAAATGCTTTTTTAAAAAAAATAAAGGATGGCAAGTGGTATGAAGCTGGAGCTGAAATAGGCAAAAAACTGAATGAATCATTAAGAAAAATACCGTGGACAAAAATAAAGGAAACAGCAGGAAATATAGGAAAAGGGATAGCTGAATTTATAAACGGTGGAATAGAAAATATAGATTGGAATTTAGTTGGAAGCACATTAGGTGAAGGTTTAAACACAGCAATAATATTTTTAAAAAAATTCGTAACAACACTTAACTTTGCTTCAATAGTAGATGCGATATTTAATTTCCTTGTAGGAACAATATCAACAATAAATTGGGGAGATATTGCATATATAATATTCTACATGATAGGAGTGAACTTTGGTGTACAAGTAAGGCAATTATGGAATGTAATATCAATAGCATGTTCGAGCATAGGAACATTTTTTCATAATAAAATAGCAGAAGCAGGTGGAAATGTAGCTCTTGGTTTATGGAATGGAATACTAGAAGGTTTAGGTAATATAGCAAAATGGCTATATGATAATGTAATTTATCCTTTTATAGACGGTTTTAAAAACGGTATGGGAATACACTCACCTTCTACTGTTATGTTTGAATTACGGAAAATATGTAATGCAAGGGCTTTTGAACCGGAATAAAAAATAAAGTGAACAACTTAAATTCTACAATAAAAGAAATATGCAATAGTATTAAAAATTGGTTTAAGAATAAACTTGAAAATTCAAAATTCACAACAATAGGTAGAAACGTAATTAACGGAATAAAAAGTGGAATTAAAAATAATCCTATTTCATCAACGATTTCAAATGTGTGTGGAAATGTAAAAACATGGTTTTCTAATGGATTAGGAAGCTGGAAATTCACTAGTATTGGCGAAAATGTAATAGGTGGAATAAAAAGAGGAATCAACAACGCAAAAGACGGATTATTAAGAACAGCATCAAGAATAGCAAATTCTGTCACATCAACTTTCAAAAATGCATTAGGAATACACTCGCCTTCTAAAGTCATGGCAGATTATGTAGGTAAATTTATTCCTCTTGGAATAGCGGAAGGAATCAAAAATAAGGCACAATCTGTTTATGATAGTATATATGAAATAACAAATGGTTTAAAATTAAATAAACAGGGACTAATGACAGATATATCAGCGACATATTCAAAATCAAATGTAAATGCAAGTGTATTAAACAAAGGAAATATACTAGAAAAAACAATAAATAACATAAGCCAAAACTCAGGAGGAACAATCAATTTTGAAAACACTATAAAATTAAACAGCAAAGTATTAGCAAGAGAATTAATAGAGGATTTAGACACAGAAGCAAGAAGACGTGGATATAAACCACTATTAGAAAGGGGATAAGAAGATGATAAAGGAAAATGATGTAATAATAGCAGATGGGAAAAGTCTTCCGACCCCATCTGAATATGTACCATACCCGACATTGAGAGAAAAAAGCACAGAGAATGCGTTAGGAGATTTAGTTAGAAAAATAATAAGTTCAAGGTGGAAAATTGAAATGAAATGGGATTTGCTGACAGCAGAACAAATGAATTATTTAACAGAATTAAAATTTAAAAAAGAATTTTCATGCACTTTTCCTTCGAATAATTCAAAAAGATTAACTAAACAAATGTACGTAGGAGATTTAAAACCGTCTGCAAGAGCAATAGATCCTGAAACAAAATTAGTAACAGGTTGGACTGATGTCTCTTGCAACTTTATACAAACTAAAGCTGACAAATACACCGGAGGTGCTGTGTAATGATAGATGATTCTCAAATAATAATAGATGCAATGAGAGAACGAAATATTACAGTAAGTGCAAAAGTGAATATAATACATAATACATATAATGATAAACCTCTTTTTGAAAAACGGGAAATACGCAATATTTGAAGATGATGGAATAGGATTAGATGGTTCATACAATGTAATAGAAGAGAATAAAGAGGAGGGGTGGTTCAGTGATAAAATATCTGACATAAACGGAAATTTAAATGTACAATATTCACAAAACGTTTTCAATGATAAAGAGCAAGAAAGTGACTTACACATATTATTTACAAACATTAGAAATGAATATGCAGTTAATTTTGATGTAATAATACGGAGAAAAAACTTATAATTTTACAAATAACACTAAGAAAGAAGTATTAATAAACAATGTAATAACAGGAAGTAATGTTACAATAAAAATTTATAAATGGTCTAAAAAATACAGCAGTGCAAAAGTTTTAAATGTGTTTTTAGGGGTTGCATATAGATATCAAGATAGCGAAATTGTTTCAATTGACTGCAAAAAAGGTACAAGTTTAACAAACGAAGATATACAATCAAAAGAACTACAAATAAAGATAGTCGACGATGATTCGTATAGCATTTTTTCAGAATCAATTTGGGATAAATTCGACAAAGACACGAGAATCGAAGTGTTTTTAGGAGTATTAATAAATAATTTTATTTATTATGTAAAAACTGATGAATGTTATTTTAAAAAAATAGAAAAGGGCAATAATGAATTGTGTGTAACAATAACAGGAATAGGAATAATAAGTAAATATCAAGACACAAAATGGTATAATTTATATACAGAAATATATCTATTGCCGGGTACATTGCAGAAAATATTACAAGATATTAATGGAACTGATAAAAAATATGAAAAGTTTTTTAAAAAAATTAAGATAGAAGATGAGATAATAAATGAAAAACAAGAAATTGTAAGATGTTTTGAAAAAGATACAAAAGTAAACGAATATTTAAATGAGTTAGCAACTAACTGTAGAAGCAATTTATTAGAAACATATGATAATAATGTTTATTATAAAAGATTAAAAATAGACAATTCTATTGCAACTATTAATTTAAAAAATATGGAAGACTATCCCGAAATTGAAAAAGAAGAAAATAAATACAGTCTGATGATAAAAAAATATCAACATTTTATAACAGAAGAAGAACAAGAAGTATACAAAGGAAAATTTACAGTAAAAAAATATGGAGATATTTGGGAAACTTATTTAAATCCGTACGAAGACATAGAATTACTAGAAACTAATATAGAATCTTATTTGAATCTTAGCTTTAAATTAAATATATATAATGCTGATGGAACAGTGTATAAAAGCAATATCACTGCAGTTGACAATACCTTTGATATATATACTTTTCCGAATGTAATTGTCTTTTTTATATCTGACGAAAATTTAAAAAATAAAATTTTTGAATTAACACTTACTTGTAGAACATTAAGTTTTACAAGCGTTGATAATAAAATAATGAATAATAATGAAGAAGAAGAAAAAAATATTGATATTAGAAGTTTACAAGACGATGATACAATAGAAAAAATAAGCAACTGGTTTATTGATAATTTAAATAAAAAATTTAAATTTAAAATTAAAATAAACGATACATTTACGTATGAATTAGGAGATACAGTTACAATAGAAACAGGAGTATACGAAAACGAAAAAATGATTATAAAAAAAGCAATAATAGTAGGCATTGAATATACGTACGATGGAACATTAGATTATTATTTAATTTTGAAAGGAGCATAATATGTTGAAAGAAAATTGGAAAGAAACAGATAAATTTAATTATTCTGATTTTAATTTAATAATTAAGAGTATTATAAAATTATGTAATAAAGTAAATGTAATAATTCCAGAAAAGTACGAAAAATTACAATATAGAAATATAAAAGTGGGAGACAATCTATCTAGTCAAAAATTATATTTTAATTTTGATAGTGATTTAGCATATAATAGTTTTTTAGCAGAGCAAGGAACTCCTGTGACAATAATAAAATCAGAAAATTGGCAAATATATGAAGATATTTATTACTCAGATGGATTTTTTAAAGCTGTTACTATAAAAAACAACGAAGAAACAGAAGCAGAAGATATATTTAGATATTACGAAGGTGACTATATTTCAGGAAAAGAAGCTCAAGTATCTTTAAAAGAGTTTGAAAGCAGCAATGATTTTGGGATTGTAACTGAAATAAATAGTAATTCTTATTTTTATAAAAACACAATAATAAAGACAGAAGAAGTTGAATACAAAAAAAGAGGAGATTTCTTACGTGTAGAAGATTTGAAAGAAGTTGAGAATATATTAAATCAAATATGTTCTCGACTTTTTTTAAACTATAAAATAAGAAATTGGTATAACATGTCAGACTTTTCTTATGTAGACGTAAATGGATGGTGTAAAACTATCAACTTAATTGATGCAGCTGATCTCTATAAATATAGTGATTATAGTAATAAAACATACAGACAATTAACGAGTAAAACATATAAACAACTATTGTACAAGGAGGTGTAAAAAATGGGACAAACAAGTAAATATAAAATACCATATCCGGACGCGGATGATATTGCTGACGTACCAGGCGACTTAAAAACAATTGCAGAAAGAATAGAGGCAATAATACAGAAAAATATTATGACAGCGGGGTTAACAGATGATTATACAACAACAAATCTTAGTGATCTTGAAACACTGAAAATAAATAAGGTTTTTTGCAGCTGCGGGGATAAACTGACAATAACAGAAGAAGGAATAAAAATAGGCGACGGTGTAAGCAAAGTGAAGGTGTCGGGACAAATATATTTTTATACAAATGTAACAAAAACGGGAGATTCTATTGCAGCGATTTATAAAAACAACAAGCAAATGGTAATACATAATCAAAGATTTACTGACGATTACGAACATATAACATTACCCGAAAAGCTTATAGATGTAATAAAAGGAGATATAATAAATTTAGCTGTAAGATCAGAGAAAGCCACAGGAGCTTTAATAAAAAATTATGAAACCGGAACGTTCTTAACAGTAGAAGTAGTAGAGTAGGAGGTGTAAAAGTGATAAATAAGATAGAAGTGTATATAAAAAGTAGAAATGTATATGCAGAAAGAAATTTTTTAGGAATATCGGGAGAAAACGATGTAGAAACTTTAGAGTTTGTACTAGATAATTTTATAGAAGGTCAAGCATATATTGAACTAGAAAAATTAGACACAGAAGGAGAAAAACAAAAATATTTTATAAAACTAGATAAGAAAGATGATTCATATGTTTTAAAAGTTAAGAGCAGTTTGTTAGATGTAATTCAAGATATAAAGATGCAGTTAGTAATAGAACAAGAAGATAAACAAGTGTTTAAAAGCAAAGTTTTTTATATGCAAGTTCTAACAGCAATAAATGCAACGTCAACAATACCTGAGCAATATCCGACTTGGGTTGAGCAATTAGAGCAAAAAGTACAAGAAATAGATGACAAACTTGCTGAAACAACACAACTAGAAGAATTGTTAACAAGATCTGAAACAGCAAGACAAGAGCAAGAAGAGTCAAGAGTTGAAACAGAAAAACTAAGAGTAGAAGCAGAAGAAAAAAGAGAACAAAATACAGCAAAAGCAATAAATGATATAAAAGACTTAAAAGACGATTATGACGAAAATGCAGAAACAAAGATTAAAGAATATAACAATAACAGTGCTGATAAGATATCTGAATTTAATAAAAATGCTAAAGATAGTACAACAGCTTTTAATACAAATGTAACAAAAAAGACAGAAACTTTTGATGAAAGAGTATCAGAAGCAACAAAGACATTTAACAGTAATGTAACAAATAAAACAGAAGATTTTAATAGTAATTCTAATACAAAAACACAAGAATTTAACGACAATTCTGTAGAAAAATTACAAGAGTTTAATAACAATGCAAAAGTAAAAAAAGATGAATATGATAAAAATGCTGCAAATAAATTAAATGAATACAACGAGAACGCAGAAGATTTAATTAGCAAAGTTGAACAACTTCAAACTGAGAACAACGAGTTAAAAGCTCAAATACCAGAACGGTAATGTAGAAGGCAACAGTGTACATATAGAAGACAGTTCGAACATGAAAATGAATTGGAAACTGAAAGGTGGACATAAGCAAGAGACAAGGAGCGGCTATAATTTTTGGAAGCCTTTCACGTCACAAACCAAAGAAGGAGTAACTTTAACAGTAAAAGACGATGGAAGTTATGTGCTAAGTGGAACAGCAACAAAAACAACATCTTTCTATGTGAACGGTTTAAATTATGATGCAGCAGACTATACAATAGCGTTGTTTAATTCAACAGCTATGTCAAATGAAACTTTTTATGTACAAATTGAACATGAAAATGGTTTGTTAAAACAAGCTTTTTTAACAACTAATACTATAAAAAGCGGTACTACAGGAAAAATTAATGCTTTGTCAATAGTAATTCCGGCTGACTTAACATTAAATAATTTCACATTCAAACCGATGCTACTAAGAGGTATATACACAGCAAACACGATGCTGCGCTTTGAACAATACGGTATGATGCCGTCTACAGATTATCCGAGTGAAATTGAAACAGTAGGAAGTAATGTACAGTTATTTGATAAAAATAATATAAGCAAAATAAATGCAGTTTTTGGTACATCTAGTATTATTGCAAATTCTTCCGCAAAATCTTTTTATATAAAGATAGAACCTGATACATATACAATTTCTAGAAAAGTTATAGGAGCTAGATTTATAGTAGGAACAACTGCAAATATTCCGAAAATTGGCGAAACAATAATAGAGAGAAGGGTAAATAATAGTGGAAGTTCTATAACATTAACTACATCTAAAAATGTTAATTATTTAGTAGTTTATTATTTGTATAATAGCAGTGAAAATGAAGAAGAGATATTAGACAACATAAAAATAGAAAAAGGCTCAGTAGCAACACCTTTGTCGGCTTATAGAACAGGAAGTGCAGAAATGGATGTGGCAAATGAAAATCTTTTTAATAAAAATAATACTAATAATTTTTTAAATGGTTTAGGTCCGGATAACAGTGGGAAAATACAAGCGGTTAGTACTAACACAAGTGGTTCAAATTACATAGTTACAATAATTGTTCCTTGTTTACCTAATTCAACATATATAATTTCAAGATATATTGAAGGAAAAACTTTCTTTGTGTATGAAAGTTCAAAGAAAGATTTAAAAATTGGAGATAATATTAATTTTTTAAAAAGAAATGATAATACAAGCATTATAAATGAAAGGGTTATAACAAGTACGAATGCTAAATATTTATTGGTAAAAATATATAATACATATGCAACAGAACAAAATACTTATAATGATTTAATATCTAATGTTCAAGTAATAAAAAGTTCAACAATATCACAATTCAAAGAACATCAATCTCAAACAGCAATAATGCCAATTCAGCAAGAAATGCTGCAAGGAGATTATATAGAAGATGTAGAGCATCACGAGTGGGGGAAATATATATTTACAGGAAAAGAAACAATAGAAAATATCGGAAAATCGGGAGATATAACTTTTTTTAAGACATCACTCAGCAATTTATCTGATTTTAATTATATTGATGATAATACTGTAAATTATATGTGTACGCACTTTAAAGCAATTAAAGTAGCAGACAGATTTCAGAATAACACTTTCTTTATAAATATAGAGAAAAAAGTGTCTTTATGTTCTCAAGAAATTACAACAATAGATGCATTGAAAGCATATCTAAAAGCACGATATGATGCAAATGATCCTGTTGTGATTTACTACAAACTAGCAAATGCTATTGACTTAGAGCTAACAGAAGCTCAAAAAGCAGTAAGAGAACAGAAGTTGCATACTTACAAAAACATAACAAATATAAATTTAAGTGATGAATTAGCAAGTATAGATGTAACATATAAAAAAGATTTAGACACAATACTTAATAACTTGCAAGCGCAAATCATAGCAAACGCAAGTGAGGAGGTGACTGAGTAATGATAGATTTAAGCAAAGTATTTAAAAATGCAGTAATAAATTTATACGCAAAAGGTGTATATACAGTAGATTATGCAATAATAGAAGCTTCTAAACTAGCAGATAAGAACAAAATAAATGCTACAGACTACGAAGAATTGATTACATATCTAGCAGAAGAGCAAGCAAAATCTATGCAAAAAGTAGAAGAAAAAACTGAAGAGAACGTTGAAACTACAGAAGAAAATGTGGAAAATGTGGAAACTACAGAGGAAACATCTGCAGAAACTACAGAAGAGGTGGTGGAGTAGATGGAAAAAACTTTTGAAACAGAAGTACTTACTAGACTTGCAGTAATAGAAAGTAAGCTAGATGGATATCAGAATATTAAAGAAAAGGCAGAAGAATCTTATACAATATCTAAGCAAAATAAAGAAGATATAAAAGATATGCAAGACAACAATAAATGGCTATGGAGAACAGTTGTGGGCTCTATATTAACAAGTGTTATCGGTCTTGTATTTTTATTTATAAAATCGGGAATTGGAGTGATTTAAGTGCAAGAAGCATTAAAACAATTATTATTAAATGTTGCAAATTTATTTAAAGTAAAAACAATATTAAGCTTAGCAGTAATATTAACAGTATGTATTTTAACTTTTAAAAATGTAGTAAGTGTAGAAGCATTTATGGCTATAGCAAGCGCTATAATTACATATTACTTTACTAAAAAGGAGAAGGAGGAATAACTATGCTAAATATAATAGAAAAAACATATTCTTTAAATGGTAAATTATCGATAAGAAGTAAAACAGAAAGAATAATATTACACCATGCGGAATCTTCTAGTTGTACAGTAGAAGACATAGACAACTGGCATAAGAAAAATGGTTGGACATGTATAGGATATCATTTCTTTGTTAAGAAAGATGGTACTATTTACAGAGGAAGACAAGAAAATTCTGTAGGAGCACATGCAAGAGGTGCTAACTCTAACAGTATTGGAATCTGCTTTGAAGGAAGATACGAAACAGAACAAATGCCAGATGCACAGGTAAAGGCAGGAAAAGAACTAGTAGCGTATCTAAAAAATAAGTATAATATATCTAAAGTACAAAAACACTCTGATGTATGTAGTACAAGTTGCCCCGGCAAGAACTTCAGATTCGATGAAATAGCAAATTCTACTGTCAAAAATGTAAATACTTCTGTAGAAGTTAAAAACGAAGTAAAAGGCAACGTGGCAACAATACAATCTACTTTAAACAACAAGTATGGATTAAATATAGCAGTAGACAATATTTATCGGAAAAGAAACAAAGAAAGCATTAATAAAAGCACTACAAACAGAGTTAAATGAACAATATAACAAAAATTTAAATGTAGATGGGATCCTTGGCGAGAAAACTAAAGAAGCTTGTATAACAGTAAAAAAAGGTGCAAAAGGGAATATAACATGGACTTTACAAGCTATGCTAGTTTGTAAAGGATATAATATTTCTGTAGATTCAAAATTTGGTGGAAACACAGAAAATGCAGTTAAAGATTTTCAATCAAAAAATAGACTTGTCGTAGACGGAATTGCACGGAAAAAATACTTTTGCAAAATTATTCTCATAAAAATAGAGCTAGATTTATTCTAGCTCTTAATATTAAAATATTTGCGTTCAGCTTCCTTACGAGCCTTCACTGCTTCTTCAAGAGTATCGAAATAACCGAGACTGATTGATTTTCGATTGAACTGTATTCTAACTCTATATCTATCATTAACTTTAGTTATTCCGTGTGTGACCTGTTGAGTTATTTTTTTGCGTCTTAGTAGAATAAAAGTTTAATAAGTTAGAATGTTGTTTTTCTTTTTCTATATTTGATAAATTGCCTTGCATGCAACCACAACTTTTTATTTTACCTTTTAAAACTTGCGTAAATACCAGTTCTCTAACGTTTCCGCAGTCACATTTAAATAATGCTAATTTAGAATTATGCTTATCTATTTTGTTTAAATTCTTTATAAGAGTAAGTTTATTGAACTTTTTTCCGACATAGTTATCTATATTATAACCTCTCATATATTTTAAGCCTTTCTAATAATTATTTCTTTTTTTACATCATTATAAATTAATTTTACTTGTCTATTTTTCTCATCAATTCCGCATATCTTTTAATATAGATGAAGGAAGAGTAAGCCTTTTTGTTATACTTCCACTTCCAGATTTGTTAAAAGATATATTTAAAGTTCTTTCTTCCATAGATCCTCCTATTTAATTATATTTAAGATTTCTTCTACTTTGTTTTCAATTTCATCATTATAGAAAATATTTGTTATTTCATCAGCGTTACCTTGCCATACAACTTTTTCACATTTAGCAACTGTTTCTCCGTCGTATCCTTTTGCAACTTCTTCACCTTCAAAAATTGTAATTATTTTTCTGTCATCATATTTATAATTGTTAGAAAACTCAATTCCTTCTTCATTCAACTCAAAGCAAGAGCAACCGTTTAAAGTCCATTCATCTTTTATAAATTCTTTTACTAAATCATTAAATTTTTCATCATATTCTTCTTCAGAAATTTCTTCATCTAATAATTTTTCTTGTAATTCGTTATATGTATCTAAGTAATAA